ATGTTGACACACGTCCCCTATTTCCTATTGCTCCGTACTTACTAGTAGCTGATATAATTGTAAAAACAGCAGGCATGAACGAAGACGAAATTAAGTCCAGTGTCCGTAACGCTATTCGGGGAGAACCTGTAACCGCAGGTAGTCAGCCTATAGGGTTAAGAGAGGTAGCAGAAGGTATAGCGGGTCTTAATATGAGAGCCACCGCTCAATTACCTATGTTTGATGCTATATTAGGTTTGGCTCAAAAGGATGAGACAGGTGGTTATTTTGGTTCAGATAAAACAGGTGAGGCATTAGGTGAATTTATGTCTGCCTATTTGAAGACTCCGTTTGTGGGTGCTAACTTCTTCAAAGATGTTATGGCCTCTTTTGACGAAACAGAAGCAGTCATTAGGGATACTAAGGCTGGTGTTGAGGGTACAGGTTTTCAGGAAAGATTATCATCATCTTTTGGAGAAAGCTTCAAGCAAGTACTGCCTGTTAGGGCGCAAGAAGCATTAGGTTTTGAAGCGTCTCCTGTTCGTCAGTTTGCATATAGAGAAAAACCTGCTTACAGACAAAACACATTAGCCAAACAGACAACAGGTGCCAGATTGGAGCTACCGCCTACTGATGTTCAAGCTGAAATGGAAGCATTAGGTATGCCAGAGTGGCAAAGATTTAAGCCATCTGGAGACAGGGTGGCAGACTCATATATGAGAAAGGCACACAACCAACATATGTTGGGGTACATAAGGGGTATAATGTATAGCCCCGAATATCAGAGTATGTCTAAGGACATGCGTTCTGAATTTATGAACAATGTAATTTCAGTAACTAAAAAAGAAGCTAAAGAAATAGGTGAATACTTTAATATGGAAGCCATTGTTTCCAGATTAAGTGTACAGCTTCCCGAATTAGAAGAAGAGTTTCTTCGTATGAAGGACAAGAATCCTAAGAAAGCTAAAGAGTTACTACTAAATTATTATCAGCAGAAGAATTATGTATACACTGGTCCTTTCCCCCGAAGCAGGTGGATGGGTAGCACGGCTAAAAGAACAAAGGCTGTTGTAAACCAACACCTAAAAGTAATGTACAATGGTATGAAAGATAGCGGTACACTGGGAGACAGTGACATAGGTATCATAATGACTCTAGCTGCCGACAAATACGGAGAAGACAGCCTTACTATTGAAAACACGGGTCTATATGCGCTAGGCCACGAGTTAGGTAAGGCGTTTAAGTCAGGTTTAAAACCTTAACGCTTATCTCCTGACCCTCCAATAGTGCCACGATCTTTACGTGATGAAAGCTTGTTCATATTATCTTTGGCTACTCTGCCTAAAGAAATATCCAGATCAGTGGCGAGTGCGGAGCAGTACCACAGTACGTCTCCTAACTCTGCCGCAATCTGTTCCTTCCAATCGTCTGGACGCTTACTTGCACCATCACGTATAAGTTTCTTTACTTTGTTGGCTACCTCACCAGCCTCACCGGCAAGTCCGAGTGCTGGATACATCAGCTTTGTATTTGCAGGATAGATAGCTGTAGTCTTACAAAATTCTTGATAGTCTTCTAGCGTCATAGCTGCGCCTTTCATATTCATAAATTCCTTAATGTCTTCCATTAGCTTCATGCAGTTTCTCCAAATTATCAAAGTAGGCTTTGTTATAACCTCTTTGCCACTCGCGAGCCTGCATCGTGTGTTCTTTAAACGGGCAGGCCGTCACAATAATGGTTGCATCATCAACCTTTCGTGTCCACTGTTTAACACTAGTAAAGGCTTCGTACCCTTTATTATATTGTAAGGGTAGAGGCGGGTCATTCTTTAGCTTTGGTGGTCTAATGTTTTTTCTCATAGGTTATCCTGAAGTGTTGAAATCTGTGTTACATAACAATCCGCTTTCATCTTAAATCCGTATTGATCCACATCTCCTTTAGTATGCTTTTCTGCAATATCAAAGAAATCTGATTTCTTCATAGTTCCTAAATACCAACCAACAGATAAATCTTTTTTAACACGTACAAATGAATACGCATCACACTTCTGTTTGGTATTAGCTGCGGCTACTACACAGTTATAATGATCCTTTGGGGCAACAGTAGTAGCCACTGTCTTTACGTCTATTTTAGTTCCGTCTTTCATAACTAAATCATAGTCGTATGTATTCTCTAACTCTCCCCCCAAACAATGTTTTGCTACCTCTTCACCTAAGAAGCCAATGATATTGCCTCCCCCGCGTGTGATGGAGTTACGTAGAGAACCCAACTCCTTCGCTTTGATGCGAGCATTTTCCATCATAGCTGTACTAATCTCAACTTCTCTCATTTTATTTCCTTCGTACTACCTTTAGCCTTAACGGCTGGTGATGTCCACAACTTCGCAGACCCCTGCCGTGCAGGCAAGTTCTTGTGATCCCGAAGTGTTGTCTTCCATCTCATAATCTTTGAGCTTAGACCAGTCAATGCTTTTCGGCATCGCTTCTTTAAGCGTAGTATACTCAGACTCAGTGCAATCCTGATACGGAGCTTGCTTATAAGAATGTTCAACGTGAGGGAGGAAACTAACGCCCGAAATGCTGTCAAAGTTTTCATAGACCCAATCTCCTACCTTCAGCCATTCTTCTTCACGTACACTGACAGTGATAGACGGCTTGTGTTCACACCACGCATTTTGATACACCTTCCACAATTCTAGTTGTTCAATGGCTGACATGTCTTCTCTACACACAGCACTTGATGGTGACTTCATAGGAAAAGAAAACACTGTTGTGCTTTCTGGTTTCATAAAGTCTGGTTCAGCAGGAATGCCGGAGTCAATCATAAACTGTGTCATAGGGTCTTTATTATCTGCACGTACTGTACGTACATAGTGTGGATTGTGGCGGGCGTGAATGCCTGACGCACTATCTACAAGCTGTGACACAGTACCAGAAGGCTTAACGCAGGTGATAGCGGCAGACTGTTGAATGCCCATCTCAAATGCAATCTCTGCATTCGTATCAATGGCTACCTGTTTTAATTCTGTAAGCCATCTGTTTGTTTTTGCTAGACCGTCTGAACCATTAAGAATGCTGTGGTCCATAATACCTGTTAGACTTACACCCAACAAACGCTCTTCTTGTGTGTTAGTTTTCCAGATAGAACGTAGATACTTAAAGTCAGTCATGCAAGACTGAAACGTACCTAAGATTGTAGCGTGTCGTACCTTTGTTTTGAGTGTCTCTAGTGTATCTGTAGCACGAACAACTACCTCAGATAGATTACAGAATTGATATGGTCGCAGAATAATCTCTGAGCAGGGGTTAGTACCCCACTCAATAGGCTTATTGTTTTTAGTCTCTAGCTTTCTACGGCCATTCTTAGCAGCTTGTTTGTGTGCTGCCTGTCTGTTGAAGATGCCCCGCTCACCTGACTTACTCTCATACAGTGAGTGCCATTCAGAAAAGAATACTTCCATAGTAGGCTTTGTCTTGTATGACACAGAGTTGTTAGCCAGCGCACGTTGCGCCTCATTGTTCCACCACTCACCAGACTTAGCCTTACGCATAGCTGCGTCACCAAGATTAGACAGAGAGATCAGTGCGCTTCTACGTACACCGCCGACAACTACAATCTCTCCAATCTTACACATGATGTCATGTGCTTCAACGGAGAATAGCCTACGGCCTGCTGCACCTTTAAACTTCTCAATGCAGAAGTTGAATAGGTCTTCAAGAGGTTCAGGACCAGATGCCCTACCACCAAACGTCATGAGTCTGGCACCTGCTGGACGAACTTTGCTTACATCCCACTTAGGAACCTGTCCGGCATACAGACATGCAATGAGTTCACGTAGTGCCTTACACCAGCCAGCCTTACTGTCGTCAACGACAATGACTGTATTGCTGCTATGAAAGTCTTCATTGACTACAGGTAGCTTATCAACGCTCTCACGCTCAACGCTGAAGCCTACACCTGTACCACACATCAGGATGTACATAGCCTCATCAAATGAACGAGGGCTGTCTACGGGAATGTAACTACAATTGTAGCTACCTACGTGACAACGATCCAAAGCTGGCCCAGCAGTCATCATAGCTCGCATAGAAGGCATGACGCCTAAGTTTAGAACGGAGTCCTCTACCTCAGACAGAAGTGTTTTAGTATGAAAGTACCCAAACGTATCATAGATATAACTACCTACGTAATCAAAGTATCGGCTTACTGTTTCTTGCCAGTCTTCACGGCGTCCTTCTTCTTGTTTCCACCGTGCATAACGGCTGAGTGCAATAAAGTTTTGATAGTCTGTAGGTAGCATATTTCCCATACTAATTCCCCGTCTGTGTTGTTTTGAAGCCTACTATGGATAGGCCATTAATGTCGTAGATGATTTCTGTGAAGGTACGCTCAAGTTCCGCAGCCACATTATCATCTGTAGGCATAGGATAGTCTTCCGTATCTACCTCCACAGTAATCATCATACGTACTCTCATTTAGTTTCAAGTGTCCCGATTAATTTATGTAGATACCACTGTGCCTTATATAAGTCTTTCACAGGGTCTTCTGCATGTTTGAACCTATAACGGCTAACATATTTTAGTATGTTACCTTTGAGGTATCCTTCAAATTCAGTCATGCCCATAGACTCTTGTAGTAGGTCTATTGTCTCCATACCATTCATATTATAATGGTCTGGATTATTGATGTCGTCTTTACTCACTTACCAAACCCCACAGAGATTACGTTGCCATTCGTAATGAAGGCTGGTTTTGTTTTTGTTTCTTTTTCAGGCGGCTGGTTCAAGAGATATTCATTGTCATCTTTATTTAGTCCATTAATGACTAACTCTCGTGCCATATTATACACCTCTTCATTCTGTTCGTAGAGATGAATGCTGGCTGATACCATATGAAGAACATTTTCCATCTTCTGTTCGTCTTCAGGACACAGACCATTGTCATCGTGGATGATTGCTTCTACGTCAATGTCACCAGCCCATCTACCATTATCTTCAATAATGGGTTTGAACTTGAGGTAGAAGCTGTCTTCCGTGAAGGAGTCTTTGAAGGTATTCATTTTCGTTTAGTTCCTTTGAAGTCGATGAAGGATGGTATAGCGTCGTTTGGTTCTTCTGTCAACCAGTCTTCTGGTATGATGCGGTCATAGTACTTAAAACCTTTTTGTATGCACCACTGCCCGTAGGTATTTTTTGCACCTTTGTAAAGTTTAGCTTTACTGTTAGTAAAAACAAAACGAATATCCAATTCAGGATGCTGCTTCTTAATCTGTACATGTTTACGTCTGTCTGGGGATGTGAACAACCCTTTAGTCTCAATTATAATATTGTTATCAAGTACGAAATCGGGGGTATAGGTTCTATAAGATAAGTCTTCCCATTCGATCTTAACTTTTTCATATCGGTATTTCTGTCCGATAATGTCAAGACTTTCGGCAACCTTTACCTCTAAGCCAGACCTATACCCCTTCTTTCGAGCAGCACGAAACTGCTTTCTATTCATCAGTAAGACCAGAAACTCGAAGCAAACTTATGCGCTGGTCGGAATGAACTGTATCCCAACTTCACCATTTCTTGTTGAATGGCTGCATCTGTATCGCGTTTAGTTTCCATCAAACTACGTAGCATTGTAGTTCGCCTTTCATTGTATTCCTTTCGTGCTGCTGATAATTCTTCCTGTAGATTGTCAACTGTTTCTTTCAGTTGTTCCATAGTAAGTTCATCATATAAATCAGTCATTGTATTTCTCCTCAATGTGTACGTAGTCCACCTCTGGTGGCTCTTTAGCGGTAGAGGGTATTGATGGTCTTGTGACTAAAGACTTGTAACAATCCCTCTTATAGTCACAGAACTTACACGCTGAATTTAGAACTGTGTTCCCCGTTGGCTTTTTCCTATAATATTCAGGTACTGCCTCAAAGGATCGTTCAAACTCATTAATGTCTAACTTCTGCACCTTATCTTGTAATGTAGTAATTTCTTCGTCAATGTCAAGTTCATTTGCCTCAACATATTTGAAGTTTCCGTTGGCTTTGTTTATTACCCACCAACCACCAGCTTTTTTATCTAAGCCTTTAGCATAGCCTGCTAGTTGTCCTACGTAACCAAATGAATCTCCTTTCTTTAAAGTCTGGAAATCAGAGAACTTGTGCATATAGGACCACGGAGAGGCCGACTTAACATCGTCAACAGCACCGTCGATACTAAGATCAGTTGTACCTTTAATGATGGTGCCATCTTCTAATTCAAGTCTGACCTCTTCGCTGTCCGTATATTCTACACCAGCCTCAGTAAGAAGACCCTTAAAGACGGCTTCCACAATATCACCTAACATCATGTTAAGAATAAATGTGGTAGGTAGTGATCGTTCAATGTCAGGTCTGTTCTTCTGATACCAAAGCTGACAATATGGTCTGCCTATATTAGACATACGTAGTCTAAATGCTTGCTGACCACCCCCGCCGAACTGACGCTCAAGTGAATCACGAACACCGGATACAATTTGTTCGATGGAGGAATGAGACATCGAAGTCTTGCCATCACGTAAATCCGTGAGTAACTTATGTAGTGTCAGTTCAGCGGGGTGATTCATTTAAGCAGCCTCCTCAGAGGCTACGTCAATGAACTCGTCCACTAAGTCCTTAGTGGTATCATCAACATCATCTACATTATTCTCGTCCCACTTACTGAGTACGTAGGAGTTGTGGTCCTTAACCCAATCAAGAAAGTTAGTGAAGGTATCTTGATCTGAGTCCAGTAGCTCAATCTTATTTTTAAGATCAAGTGCCACACGAGGTAGATAGAAGCTGTCACCATTTGGTAGGGGCTTCTCTTCAGTTGACAAGACAATGCCGTAGCTCATTGGAAGCTGCTGCATCTTGTACAACTTATTGAAGGGTACATTAACAGAGGTGTAAGCCTCATTGTTATTGACCTCCCAAATAGCGGGGATTGGATCAGGCGTATCCACAGGATTACCTTCAGCGTCGATGGCGTCCTTCACTATCAATGTACCGAAGATAGCCCGTGTTCTTTTGGTAGCACGGATAACAGACTTGACATTATCAGGAACCTGATTCCAGTCTTCAAAGTACTGACTTGGCTTACCACAGTTGAAGCCACCATCAGTATCCTTTAATTCTGACTTCAGGTCATTAGCCATCACAGTCTTTCGGAACCTGTTGGGTTTATCTCCATCACCCATAATGAAACGCTTGTAGAATACACGCTGCATGAATGGTCGAATGGTTACGTTGGAAGAATAGATTTTCTTACCATCCGCAATAGGTTCTTCAATGCGGAAGCTGCCTGCTTCAACGACTTCCACATTAACCTTCTTACCTTTGATGTCCTGCTTTGCAGAGATAGGCTTGTGTTGCAATGCAAGACGCATGAGGGAAGAGGTTTTAGATTCCGCAGATGGTGTACCCATACCTGCAAGCACTGCAAGTTCTGCGAAGTTAGTTGTGTTTAGATTTGCTAGTTCGTTCATAGTAACTTATTCTCCTGTTAAGGTCCGAAGTTATATCAGGTGACATCTTTGGTGTCAAGCCAATTCGGTCCTATTTTTGCCTCTAAAAGTAAAGGCACGTTGAAGTCGATACCCCACCTCAAGTCGATGAGGTTTTTCAGATTATCGTTTGTATTATCAATCACTTGCAGAGCGTACTCCGTTTCATCTGGGTGTACGTCCAGCACGATTGAGTCATGCACCGTGTTAACGATGCAAGTATTTTTTCCTTTCAGTAGGTTTTCAATGTAAATTAAAGACAGAGGCACAATGTCTGCCGTAGCAAACGACTGCACCGGATAGTTTTTGATCTGTGTGAAGAATGTAGGTGTACCGTTTGCTCGTCTTGTTACGTCAGGAAAAGCAAACTGCCTACCGGAAGGTGTACGTATGTGGCCTTCATTCAAAGCTTCTTTGGCAAGCTCTTTGTGCCATCTGGCAATGCCTGTGTACTTGTCTCCGAAGTGTTCGTAGTACTTAGCCTCTGCTGGTGATCTACCGAAGCCTGTTGCTCCGTAGAGTGGTGCGAATGTGTGTGCCTTCGCCTGCTGGCGTGTTGTAGGTTGGCCCGCATCGCTGATAACCTGCGCTGTGTAGGAATGTACGTCGAAGCCATTCGTTACCTCCTCTATGGCTAGTGTATCTTGTGATAGAAAGGCAGCCACACGGAACTCCAGTTGTGCAAAGTCTGCCTCAAGTATACTACCACCTTCCCAACGAGACACAAAACATTTCTTCACGGGGAATGTTCCCCCGCGTGG